CCAATTCATTCGTTCAACTTCTTGTTTCAAGTCTTCTTGAAAAGAAAAGTTAAGTTGATTTTTTAATGTGTCGATTGCAGCTACAATCTGTCTTTGATTATCAGGCTGATAAGTTTCTTTAGGATCTGGAATATATACTGTTATTTTTGCCATTATCTTCTACCATCAGGTCTAACATCAAAACTGAATGTACCATATCTCCAACTTTCATCCAACCCATCAGTAGCTATCTTAACAGCAGCTAATCTTCCTCTAGCTCTAGTGTCTATTTTAGTTGTAGAAGAAGTAACAGTAAAAGGCCCTAATGGTGATGAAGTAGCTGTTGATTGAGGATATCTATTTACAAATATGGTTACTTGAGCATCTCCACTTAAAGATTTAAAGTCAGGTATAAATCTAGATACACTCATAAAATATTGTCCTTCTCCTTCAGCTCCTATTTCAAATTCTCCTGATTGTATGTAAGATGAAATAGCTGTTTGCGTACCATCTACATTAACTTGATTTGTACCTGTCTCATGTTGGTAAAGTATTGAAGCACCGTTTGAAACACCATTAACAGTTGGATATGTAGGAGCTTCAGATGCTTGGTAATCTGTTGCAAAAGGTGCAGCATAAACTGTTGAGCCTTCCCAAGTTGTTCTATCTAATGAGCTAGTAGTCCAAACATTTTCAGCATAATTATAAGTTACGCATCTATCAATTACCGTAGAATTAGCTGAAGGATAAAACCAATTAACTTCAGAATATAATTCATTAATTCCTGCATAGATAATCTCACCTGAATTAAAGTTTAAACCTAAATCTCCTGCTCCATTATTTGTAAATACAAAATCTTCTACTAAGCAAGGAACAGCTTTTACAGTTCCATCATAAACATAAAATCCTCCTGTTGCACCTATCCACCACATTGCACCGTTAGTGTAAACAGCAGCGTGCTGACCAATGAGTCCAGCGTTAGAGGCAACCTTACGAATACTAAATGTAAATGGTGGACCAACAAAGTCCATTCTATAAGTTGCAGTATCTGTAAATACCATAATATAATCTTTACCTTTACAAGCACCTACAATTTTTGTGCCATCATCTAATTGAAACGTACCTGCGGTATTCACTGAAGTTGGTGCATACACGTCATAATCTTCTTGATTAGAAAATCTAATAAACATCTTATCTTGTGTAGATGGTGAACCTAAAGTAGTTTCTGTACCTAAGTGAATTAAATGTCTATCCCTATCAGATACTATGGACATTACTGATCTACTAGGCATGTTAGTATTTAATACAGCTCTAGTAGTTAATGCGTTTGATGAAGATGGATCCCAAGTAAATGATCTTCCATTGTGTATAGTTGCAATTAAAATTTGTCCCCAATTATCTAAAGACCAACTTGCAGGATCTAATACAACAGTTGATGCAGTTGATGCTGAACCCCAAGTTAATCTTGACCAAGTTCCAGTACCCCACCCATAACCATAAGTTTGATTTAATGGTCCAACAGGTTCATAAGGATTTACATCTAAAGTTCCGTCAGCCGTAGCCCCTGTTCCTGTTTCCGCTGTTGGCATTTGTATTGTAAAAGTTGTAGCTGATGGAACAGTCTTTACTTCAAACAATACATCGTCAAAATCTGTAGCTGTGTAGTCTGTGTCAGGTGAAGTAAACGAACCTGCATTTGCAAAAGTTATAATATCTCCCGCTAATAAATTATGACCAGCTATTGTTGTAATAGTAACGGTTGTTGATCCGTTAGTCGTTGTTATGTTTGCACCTGTAGAAAAATTGTCTGTTTGTAAAGGTGTAATATCATAAAAGGCACCTTCGTAATAAATGACTAAAAGTTTGTTTGTACCAATGGCTGAATATTTACGTCCATCAAGGTCTGACCAAACGTGTTGATCTCTAGCTGCACCTACTAGCTTTGCTTGATTTCCTGAAACCAAAGATTCCCAACCACCTATTTTTTCAGGTTGACCATATCTAAATCTAACAAAGTCACCATCGGTCCACTGACCCATAGCCTCTGATTCTGTGGCTTGTTTATTAAAACCTGGTTTTATTCTATATTTTGTTAATGGCATGTGGGTATTATACCACTACAGATTTAATAAATACAGATTAAGTCTTTAATTAGTATGTTGCATAATTACCATTAAACTCAACCAAATCCATAATGTATTAAATCCTACTAGTGTAGGTAAAAGTTTTTTATTACTAGCCCAAATTAGAGTAATTGAAGTGAGTAATGATATAAAGTAAAGCTGCCATATATTAATACCAAAAATAAGAGCAGGTATTATAATGATAGCTTTAGCTATCCAGCTAAGAGCTTCAATTATATTATAATTTGTCCAATATTTTTTTGTGAACCAAAGTTTATAACAATCAAATATATTTTTCCAACCTGTGTAGGTATAAATTACACTTGTTACGAAAAGCCATAGTAATACAGCTTTAATAATTTGATCTTTGTCCATAATGTAAAAAATTGTTTCTAATTAGTTTTAGGTATTCTTTATGTTTTATTGTATACTTATTATAAGTAGTTTTTTCATGTTTAATTAAATCTTCTACTGCTTTTCTAAATTCTTGCGAATAGCTTAAATATTCTTTTTTTATATTTTCTTTATTAAATAAATCAAGACCGTACATTATATTAATAAAGTTTTGTGGCCAAAAAACATAGTATTTAGTTTCTTGAAAATCATCTTCAATCGGTAATCTATACTTCCATTTATTCATTTTAATTTTCAAAGAGTCAGGCATTTCTAGTGTGTTAACTTTTTTCCAAAATTCTGTGTTATCTTTTTTTGTTAAATAATGTAAAAATACAAAATCTCTAATATTTTCCATTATGTGATTTGTTTTTATATTATATTCTTCAATATCTGTTTCATTATAATTTTCAAATAGATGTATAAATAAAAAAGCTTGGGATATAGAAACACTTATAGTAGAGGCCTCTAAAGGCTCAACAAAACTAGCACTTAACCCTAAAGCTAAACAATTCTTTATCCAAGTTTTATTTAAACAACCTGGATCAAATTTTATGTTTTTAAATATTTCAATTTTATGTTTTAAAAAACTTTCTACTTCCCTCTTAGCTTCTTCAGCATTCATATAATTATTATCAAATACATAACCATTACCCCAACGTCCCCAAACAGGCGTTCTCCACATCCAACCATTATTCATAGCAGTTATGGTAGTGTAGATGGGATATTCATCTGTATCTCCTGTTGGAAAAGCTATTGCTTCGTTCATTTTTAAATATTTATTATAACTATTCCAAGTACCTCCTAGTTTTGAAATTAATAATTTTTTAAATCCTGTACAATCAATAAAAAAATCACCATCATATTCATTATGTTTACTTTTAACTTTTTTTATATAGCCGTTTTCATTTAAGATTACTTCTTCTACATCGTCAGTAAAAATAGTTATATTTCTTTTTTCACATATTTTAGTTAAATATTCATTTAACTTAAAAGTATTAAAATGAAATTGATTACAAGGAGGTTGTTTATTTTTAAAATGATCTTCCGAAATTGTGCTATTTAAAATATTAGGAGGTGCTAAATTTAATGGGTTGTGATTATTAATTATATGATACGCATAACCTGCATAGTATTGTGATATTTTTGTTTGATTATTTAAAACATCAGTTACACAATGTGCATATTTTTGTTTTGTAAAATTTTCATAAACAATAGCAATTTTTACTGTTGCGTCACATTCTTTTATAATATCTATAAAAGATAAATCACAGTAACGTGCAAATTCATTCCAATGTTCTGTAGCTCCTTCTCCAACACCTAGTATTCCAATTTTTTCTGATTTAATTAAATTAATTTTAATGTAAGGAAATCTTTTTCTTAAAATTAAAGCTGTTGTAAGACCTGTAGTGCCTCCTCCTACAATATTTATCGTTTTGTAAGAATTCACAAAAATTTATTTTTTGTCTTTTTTTAATTTATTATTTTCAAGTATAATTGTTAATATCACCGTACTTAAACTTGCAAATACATAAGAATTAAATTTTAATTTTCTTTTTCTAAAAAGAGTAAATATTTCTTTCCATGAAAAAGTAAATGCTACTGATCCGTCATTTCTGTTATGTTTTATTTCCATAATTTAATTTTTTTGTTCTCCCCACAATAATCTTTTGTCTTTAGCATATTCTATATAAGGTCCATTTACATCTACATAATGTAAAAAAACTTGAGAGTGCCAATCTCCTTCAAAGTGATCTCTAGAATGCTTAAGATCACATCCTCTATATAGTATAGCATCACCTGGTTCAAGGTCTATTGGAGTATCCTCCATAAAAATTGGCCACGAAGTACCGCATGAACCAAGCATAACCGTAGCTGAAATTTCACACGAAGGTCTGTCTTCATGTTCTTCTAAATTAGCATTAAAAGTATACATTCTCCAAAAAGCATATGTTGGGTAAATATTTAGACTTATTTCTTTAGAAATAAAATCTCTTTTTTGAATCATTAAAGATTCCATAACAGGATCACCGTATAATTTAGTATCACAATTATTATTTTGTTTTTTATCAAAGTTATGAAAATTTAATCTATGAGTTATTCTTGTATAATCTAACAGTAATGCAGTTTCTTCTTTTGTTAAAAAGTTTTTAATTTTTTTATATTTAAATTTGTCTTTTAACATATCCATGATACTATTGAAAATCTTGTACCTTCTTCAACGGGTCGCACACTGTGCGGAAAAAGAAAATTACTAGGCCACATTATTAATCTACCTGGTTGAACTGGAATGTCATAAATTTTTTTATCAGAAGATGGATCGTCCAAAAACGAAAGATTACCTCCTTTATAATCATTATTTAAAAATAATATAGAGCTTAAAACTCTATCAAAACCTGTTCCACCATCTACATGAAAATCGTAATGACCGCCTTTTTCATATCTTAATGCGTTTATTTGATTAACTTTACTACATCCAGTTAAAAATGGAAATTCTTGTTTATACTTTTCATAATGTAATATATTTATATTAGATAATAAATTATGATAATGAACGTTTGTTAAGGATTCAGAAAATTGGCTAAATCCGTAAATTTCAGTATTTCTTATTTTCTTAGAAATCCTTGCGTGTGTTCCATTACCAACTTCTCCGTCCTCAAACAATTTATTTTTATATTGTTTATTTAAAAATTTTATTAAACTTGAAATAGTTTTTAAAGGCAAAACATTATCGAATGTTTTTATATATTTTTCTAATATCACTTAGTTTATATATACTAAGAATATTAAAATTGCAAGGGATTTATAGGAGTTATTAAACTGTTATCAGCTAAATATTTCTCTACAGTAGATGTCATTGGAAGAGGCACAGTTGAAGTGTCAAAGTTTTCAAGAAAAACTTTGTAATTTTCTAATTCGGTTTTAAAATTAGCTTCATTACTGAAATTTCCATTTTGTAAAGTACGATTAATGCTTTCAATTATACCATTAATAGTTGAGTTAAGTTTATCTTCAGTGTCAGGGTACATTAATGGGTGTACCGTTCTATCTTGAAGAACTACAGAATTATTACTAACACTTTGAAATTGTTTTGTTGCTAAATTTAATTCATCAAATTGTTGGTCAGTAATTGAAAAAACTAAATTTTGTTCTTCGTAAGCGTGTAAATTACCTAATGTTGTTTTAATTCTTTCTTTTGTTTTTCCTATTTTGAAAATAGATATTAAATCATGATGTAGTACTAAATAAGCCATTTAAATTCCTAAGTTAATATATTTTCCCAAACAAATATTGCACCCGTACCTCCGTAACCAGCAGGTTTAGTTGGACTTACACCACCACCTCTGAATAACACTCCTGGAGATTGTCCTGTAGGTGGTTTATTAAACCCTGAAATATTTCTTAAAACAGTCAATTGTTTATTATATGTATCAATATTATCACTCATTTCTGCTGGACTTGGACTTGTTGTAGCACTTAAATCAAGATAAGAACCTGGAGCAGTTCCTGAAGCTGATGATCCATAACTTCCTGGATTAGTTCCTCCAGATCCACCTGTTACTGTAAATTCAGCTGGGTTACCCCATGTTGTAGAACCACCTGGTTGACCATCATAAGAAGGGTGATCTCCAGACCCTCCAGCTCCAACAGTAAAAGTTCTTGAATACGGTGCTGTAATATTAAAAGAATACCATCCTAAACCACCGTGACCACCGTTGTTTTGATAATTAGGATTTGGGTGTTGACCGCCTCCACCTCCGCCTCCACATGCAAGGATGTTTATTTTTGTTGTAGTTGGCTGTGCTGTAAAAGTAAAAGTTCCTGGGTAAGCCGCACCTCCAGTTAAAATATATTGTTGAGCTGCAGCACTTCCTGAAGAAGCGGCTGTAATTCTTCCGTCAGCATCTACTGTAATAGATGCTACTGTGTATGATCCTGCTGTAACACCTGTTGAAATTAATTGATCAGGGCCAACAGAGTTTGTTGCTAATTTAGCAGCTGTAATAGTTGAGTTTGCAATTTTATCTGCAGTAACTTGTAATGCAGAAATTTTTGCAGTTGTGATTGCGTTGTCTGCAATTTGTGCAGTTGCGATTGTTCCTGAAATATTTGCTGCTGCAACTGTACCACCTAAAGTGTCTAAAGAAATCTCATTTAGATTAGTTCCATCAGAATAAGCTGCATAAATTTTAGCTTGATCTAATGTGAATCCTGTACCACTTGCAGTTTTAATAGTTAAATTTGTTGGACCTGTAATCGCTGAACAATCAAAAATATAAAATTTTTCTATTCCATTTGGAATGGTAACTGTTGTTGCACCTGTTAAAGTAATTGATGCAATTTTGATTACCATGTTTCTAGCATTTGAAATCGCTGCTTGAGACATTACTAAAGCAGTTGTAGCTGAGTCTGTAATTGTTACAGCTTCATAACCTGCAATAGCTTGTTGAATTAAATTTAAATTTGTATTTGTTTTATCTCCCCATGTACCAGCGTTTTCGCCAGTCACCATGAGTTCTAGTTTTAGATCTGTAGAGTATGATGATGCCATATATTTTTATTTTACCATTGTTATGCGGCTAGATCAACCTCGGTCCAAACATTGTTTACACCTAAATCAATCTCTGCCCATGCCGTAATATTAAGCGAACCAATATTAGATGTCAATGCTATGCCTGTTAGACTAATATTAGCCGTACCTGTAATACTTACTGAGCCAATTCCGCTTGTTAATTGTTGTCCCGTAACCCCTACTATTTGATCAGGTATTTCTGCAGGTGTGCCAAGGCCTAAAGTCATAGCCTGACCTGTTACAGGTTCATTAGTAGATTGGACTAATGTAAATGTTCCTAGAGTTAATGAAGCTGATATGCCTGTTACATCTACTTCCTTAATAGTTCCCGCAACTACTTGACCTGTTGTTGGAGCTAATTGTTGTCCTGTTGGATATACATTTGCTTCACCTTTTTCTGTTGTTGTACCTTGAGTAGAAGATAATCCAGGTTCACCTACAAATACAAATATATCTGCATCAATTTGTATTGATTCTAGACCTTGTGTAATACTTAAAATTTGTTGTGAAGCAGCAGTTATCGCAGAATCAATTTGTATTGAAACGCTGTTTATTGTAGAAGTTAATTGTTGACCTTGAGCTATAACTGAATAATTATCTCCCCAAGCAAACTCGCCCCACTCTTCTCGTCCCCAACCTTCAGCTACTTGGGCTTCTACATTAATAGTACCTATGGATGATGTAAGTTGTTGACCTTGAAGTAAAGTAGTTCCTGCAATACCCCAAGACCCTGATCCCCACTCAAATCTACCCCATCCTGTTCCTGCTCCAGAATAAGCAAGTTCTCCGATAGATATTGTTGTTGAAATTCCAATTTGTTCTATAGTGATATTATTTTGTTCACCATAGTTACCTAAACCCCAATCGCCTTCATTCCATGCATTAGCCATAGAATGCTCCTAGGGTAAACGGAAGACCCGCTATGTAAAACAAATTAATAATGTTTGCCATAGCAGGCACCTCCTTTTAGTTTAAGATATTCTCAATATAGCTGCACTCGTTGTGTAAGCTGGGAACTGAATTGTAAATGTTCCAGCAGTAGCAGTTTTATCAGAACCAAAATCTAATACAGCAACAGCTGAGTTAGAGTTTGATGTATTGTAAATTAACGCACCTCTTGCAGTTAATGTTACGTTAGTAAATGATAAATTTGAAAACGAAGTAATTGCTACATCAGTTGCAACCGATGTTCCAGTATTTACAAGTGCTTTACCACCTGCAGTGTAACCTGCTGGTGAAGTTACTTGACCTCCAGTTGTGTAAGATGTTGTAGATTTACCTAACACTGCAGTTGAGTTATACATTGCTAATTTAAATTTATTCCCTGTCGGTGCAGCAGAAAAATTGTGTTTTGCTTCTAGTAATTCTTTTTTGAAAGAATTAGCTATTGCGTTTGTTGTTATTGCCATTTTAATGTCTCCTTAATATTAATATTATGGTGATGGTGATTCGACTCTAAGTCTAGGTACACCATCGTCAAATTCTGCTCTTCTTCTTCTGCCCATTTGTTGAACAGCAAAAGCTTGCATACTCTCATCATACCTTTTACTGTACACGCTGTAAAGATCAGTAGGCCCTTTTAAGAAACCGTAAGCCTCAACTAGTACTCCATATAATAATAATTGTTCTTGGTTAATTGATAAATAAGTTGTGTTCGTAGAAGTAAAATGTGGTGGATCTTTTATATAGTTTACTTGAACAGTATAAGCTGAATTTGGAGTAGGAGCTACAATGATATATTCTTCATTCCAATTTGCCCAATACTTAGGCTCTCCCGTTGCACCTGTACTATTGTACTCTGATATAAAACTTGTATCTCTCTTTTCTAGAAAAGTTCTTGTTGAACCATTAATGCTTTGCACCGATCTTATTACGATACAATCATTAGGCATACTAACGGCTCTATTTCCTGATGTAAATGTAGAAGTTGCGTATTTTCTAATATCGTCGTAATCTACTTTACCTGCAATATCTAATTCTATGTTTCTAATAAATTGATCTAGGATAGTATCTGATAAAACATTACTATCTACTTCAGTGTAGTTTCTTACTTGAGTTAAAAAATTTGAATATGATATAGCCATTATGATATTACCACTGTTACACTATTTAATTGCATTAAAATTTGTCTTCTTCTATTTTGTTCTGCTCCATTATCAGGTTGCATACCATTAGATAAAAAAGCAAATTCACCTGGAAGTGTTAGATTAGCTACACCAACCACGGTACCACCTGAATCAGCATAAACACCACTAATGTCAGTAGGTTGTTGAAATTTTTGTGATCTAGTATTTTGTAAAGCAATCGCATCAGGCTTGTGATATGGCGGATCAAGTTGTGGATGCTTAGGTTCGTATTCAGATATATGTACTAAAGAACCATTCCACTCTTTTACCATTTCTGTGTAAGGAAATGCTTGTCCTGATCTATCAGATATTGCTTGTGATCGTTTTCCGCTTGCGTATGCCATTATACTCCATCTCCATAGAAAGTTTGAGGTGAGATATAAGTAGAAGTTCTTTGACCATCTTCTGTTAATGCTCTTTGTAACTCGTCCTCATAAATTAATCTTAATTCTTGTGTTCTTGCCGGTGCTTTTTTCATAGATAAATAATAAGCTAGACCCGCACACATACAAGGTAAAAATCTATAAACAACATTAGCTTGATTTGTATAAGCTCCTGCGTCTTCTATTCTACCAATGTAATAATATTTTACATAAGTATAAGTTGAAGCATCAGGTGTTAAATATAAAGTTACTGTAGGATTAGTTTGTCTATTCACATAATATTGTGAAGGTTGTCCTGTAGCACCTTTGTTAGGTAAACCTGCGTAAGCTGATCTATCTATTTTAGTTAATGATACATCTGTGATGGATGCACCAATACCTGCACCTGTAGAAATATAAGCTTCAAGTACATCATTACAATCTGTAGGTGTTGCGTAAGTTGCCGTACCTGCTACAAGTAGTTGTTCTTTAAGAGTAACTTTCCAAAGATGAACACCTCTGTTACCCCATTCGGAAAGTAATAGATTTAAACTTCTTCTTGCTGATCTTAGATCATAGCCACTATTAGTACGTATCCCGCATCTCTCGTATGCTTCTTCAATGATATCATCGATGTTTAAATCGAAGGATGTTGTACCT